TCTCGATCACGTCAGCACACTCCTTGTAGACCTCATAGGAGGAGTCCACCTCAGACAGCGCAGCGAGGTTCTTGATGATTTCGTTCACCTTGAACTCATCAATCTTGATGTCCTTGTGGACTTGTCGCCAGGCGCTGAGACCGAAGGAGTGGCAGGTGCCGGCCTGAACATCCTTCCAGTTGTAGCCTTGTTCCGCCAACTTCTCCTTCAACTCATCCGCGATGGACTTGTTGTATGCCATGATCGCCACGTTGCCGAGTGCGTTCTTGACGATGACTTGGATCGCTCCCATAAGGGTGGTGGTCTTGCCGCACCCGGCGCGCGCCATCACTTCGAGGGAACCGATGTCTTTCAAGATCCAGTCATACACGGCGACTTGCTGAGGGGAGGATTTGAGCATGATATAGTTGTCCTGTAGTTGAGTTTCGCTACCAATGAAGACAATTATACGGGAGGATTATCAAGAAGTAAAGTGGGAACCAAAAATAAATTTTGCCCTGATCCGAAGACCAGGGCAATTTGTTATTTCTTCGGGATGTCGTAGACATACACCCAAGGAGGGAATCCCATCCCGGCCATACCAGTCAGGCCTGTAGCGTGGCGAGTCAGTTGACCAGATTTGTAGAGGTCGGCAAGGTCTTCGCCAAGACGATCACACTTTGGCGCTCCAAACATCTGTATCCGCGTATTCACTTCATTGTCCTGAGCGAAGTCGGTCACAAAGTCGGTTGAGAGGACATCTGCCGATACATACCGGCGTTCGGTTATGGCCTTGATGATCCAGGCGTGGCGGTCGGATTTCTTCTTCATGGCTCAGTCCAGATATTGACGCATTTCATCGTGATTGATCCAGTCAATCGGATTCTGGTCATACAACTTCCGAGCGGCCTCACGGCTGATACGCACAGCCTTCACAAACTCAGGCAGGGAGCCGTCATCAGCATCGCTACCAGACAGACTGCCCTTTGCGTCTTCTTCAGCCTCCTTGAGGCTGGCGGCGGTCGTGATCGTGTCGTTGTGGATTTCCTCGCCGCCCTTGTAGCGGGTGTAGATTTGATAGAAGCTGATCATTATCGCACCAGTTTGAAGTTCTTGGCGATGTGCTTCATGACCTTGTCATAGCCGTGTTCCTTGATAGCCTGACCGATCAAGTCATCTGCTTCCTTGTAACCGAAGGTGGTCATGCGGTCGGCGTCCAGTACCAGCTCCAGTGCGCCCTTGTTGGTCATCTTTTCGTTGCACTCCTCAGCGAGGGCGTATGCGTCGCCAGCGAGTTCAGCCCAGGTCGATTGGACGCCGGTGCTGATAGCGTCGATGAATGCTTTGTTGAGTTGTACGGCCATGATATAGCTCCCTTTAGTTGTCGCTGTTGAAAATTAATCGCCTTCCCACTTCTTGAACTTGATGCCCTTGTAGGTTGCGCCGTGGGCTGCGTCCACTACATCCTTCTCGTCAGCCTCTTCCCTGGTCATGGATAACACATCAAACGATTGGAGGGTTGCGCCCTTCTCCACTCCCATACAGACGCAGATGATCATCCCGCGACGCAGTACGCATCCGCCATAGTATGAGGTCTTGGTGAGGCGGAATCCCTCAGCGAACAAAATGTCCAGTTCCTCGTTCTTACCAAAATTGCCGGAGTAAAGATTGGCGATTTTGTTCTTGGCTACGCGGATGCTGACCTTCTTGCCTGCCTTCTTGAAGATTGCTGCCACTACGTCGCGGGCTTGGTTCTTGTTCATGATGTGGTTTCCTTTCAGTTGAGTTTCGCTACCAATGAAACGATTATACCTCAAGTTCATCAACAAGTAAAGTGGTTTCGGAAAATAAAAAGCGCCCCGGAGGGCGCTTGTTTAGAGAATTTGGAGGGTTCCTTTCCAGAGCTGTCGCCCTGGGAACTTTTCTTTGAACCTGTTGAGCAGGCTATCATAGTCAGGATCAGACATACGCAGACCATCATACTCGATCACGTAGCGCACCGGGGTGGTCGCGCCGCCTTCGGTTTTGTATTGAGCTGCATCAGCAGCTTTGTTGGCGGTGTTTACAGTGTTGAAGAAGTTGGTCATGATGTAGTTCCTTTCAGTTGAGTTTCGCTACCAATGAAAGGATTATAGACCACTTTATTGAGAAAGTAAAGTGGTAGACCAAAATTATTTTCTCTGACCTCGAATTCACAACATCAAATTCACGGAAGTGGGAAAATGCGCCCTGTAGAATCATGGACTTAGAAGCCACAAATCCACAGGGCCACACCAGGGGTCAGCCCACCAAACTTACTGTGGTTGCGTTGGGGTCGGGAACATGGAGCTTGCGGACAGTCACTGGGTGTTGCTCCTCAGTGTAGAAGCCCAAGCGCTCCGCTCCGTGTCGCATAGCATGGTTGATCTTGCCATAGTACATCATCACATCCACTATGTCATAGATGTTGGCAACGTCCTTGCTGGAGTGCAGACGCAAGAGGCGTCCCAGGGACTGGAGGATGCGGATCACAGACTTGGATGGGTGAGCGAACACGAGGTTGTGGAGGCGCTTGATACTGACACCAGTGGAGACCGTACCGAAGGAGGCCAACAACACAATGTCCTCGCCCACCTCCATTTCCGCCTTGATGACGTTGCGTTCATCGTTCTCCACCTCGCCAGTGATGATCAAGACCCGCTTGTGGGGCATTTCATCTTGGAGTTCCTTGGCGACAATCTTGAGGTGTGCGTCGATCCGGTCAAACAAGATCAGTGTGTTGCCCTTCAACGTCTTGGCGAGTCCCTTGATGATCTTGTTCCGATATGGATGCCCGATCAAGAATTCAATCTCCTTCTGGTACTCACCATCCAGGTTCTTGCGATCATCAGTGGTGTGTTCGAGTTGGATGATGTGGACTTGAGTCTTTGCTGCCCGCCCCGCGTCCTGGAGTTGCTTGGTGGTGACGATACGGCGGATTGGCCCGAAGTGCTGTTGGACTTGGAGCGGGTGCAGCTTGTCCTTCTTCAGGGTACCAGTCAAACCCACACGACTGTAGGCGTTGGTGCAGTTCTTGCCGATCTTCTCAAGACACTCCCCGGAGAACGTATGACACTCATCCCCAAGCATGACAGAGAACTGTTGGAAGTAGTCAGGCTCCAAGTCCTTCAGGGATTGCCATGTAGAGATCACGACAGGCTTGTTCGTGTAGGGGGTGCGCCCATCGTACACCATATGGCAGTTCTTGTCGGCGTCCCAGCCGTTGGCGGTCGAGTAGTTCTTGAAGTCGCCATACATCTGAGTCACCAGGTTAATGGACGGCACGATCAGGAGGATGCGGCCTGTGTTAAGCTGTTGATGGAAGCGAATGATGAGATACTGTAACAGGCTCTTGCCGGCGCTAGTCGCTGCGAGGAGCGTGACGCGGGAGTATTTGATGGCGAGGTACAGCCCCGCCCTTTGGTAATCGTAGGGGCTGATCTTGTTGTCGCCGTCCCGGAGGTCGAGAGTGTCGCACCACTCGTTAATCTGCTCCTCTGTGATTGGCTTGATGTCTTGCTTGAAGGCAGGGTCGATGTCGATGGTGAGTTGGCGATCATGTGCGAACGCAATGACTGTTGAGAGCAGACCATAGCTGATCTTGCCGCTGCGTTTATCATAAAGTCTGACAGATCCATCCCATTTACTAAATTTGTTCGGGGTGAATGTTGGTTCTTCAAACCTAAAATATTGGTACAAGTCCTCACGAATGCCCTCATCCTCTGAGGTCACAGCCATGAAGGAGGCATTGATTGGGAGAATTTGAATATCACTCATGTTGAATCCTATGTTTACAATTGGCGTTATGCCAACGGTTGATGAGCCGCAGAGCGCAAGACTTTCCACAATGGATACAAGTCTCTCTTGGTTGTTTCCTGCCTCTATTGGCGGCTCCTATCTTTGCATTCTGTTCCGGCGTGTTGGTATGTCCAAGTCGGTTTTTAGTGTTGTCCTTCTTCCTCATGCTCGCCATCCAACGTTCTCTGCTGATTGGATCACTGAGTTGGGCATAGGCAGACTCTCTCATCTTCGCCCTAGTTTCCGGGCTATGACTGAATCCAGACGTACCTTCACCACCATTGGTCATGTTAGTCAGCGGGCCTTTACCAAGGTCAGCGCGCCCGATCTTGTTTATCAATTCCACTTCCATAGTTAGGGCGTCGGACTCGGACAATCCATCTTTCAAAATTTCTACCAGAACCTCCACGGATTCACTGATTGCTCTTTTGATAGTCCTGGTCTTGTGGGAGTCGCCTCTCATTTGGAGGTGTGTCCAGGCACGTTTGCCCTTGCCTTTACCAACATAGAATGGTTGATCGCGGTCGGCGCGACGCAATTGGTACACGTAATACATGTTGTTCATTGTTAACCTATATACAAAGCATTGAGGACAGCCAGTTTGACCTAGCTGGTTGAGTTGAGGCGGCAACCTCACTCTAACTCAATACTTAGACATGAGGGTATAATCCGGGTTCTCACCTTTATCCAGCATATTCTTGCTGGTTCAATCCCCTAAGTACAACTCACAGTGACGGTAACACCTATGACGTGGCGCTGTGTTTTATAATTCGCATACCAGGGACTACCAAATGCGAACCCCGCTAGTATTCCCTTCATGGGATTGCGTCCAGGGGCGGTAGGGCTTCACTCTCGAAGTCTATGTGGACGCTGATAACGACACGTGAGTGTGAATCGTTATTCCGGGTTGGCTCCAGTTACGGACAACAGGACAGAACTTCCATCAGAATCTGAACCTAACTGGGGATGATTCTGTGGGCTAGTTCTGTCCGAATTTCACCTGCCCGGAGCTCAACGGGCTTCGCCCTGTAATATATACAGTATAACAATGGCAACACCCAACTCCCTTCGTGGACTAACATATCAAAGGAAACAGAATGACTCTTGAAGAAATCATGGACTCAGTTGACAAACAACTGGAGATTGACGCAGGTAACTTGGGCAATGAAAGCCTCCGCCAGGTGAAAATCTTTTCGGCCATCCAACGCATGTACGTAACTGAGACTCGGAAGCTGGAGACTACAATCACCAACTTTGAGAAGGTCAAGGCCAAGCGCACTCAATACTACAGCGGCAAGGCGACAGCAGAGGAGTACAAGGCAGAACCGCTCCGGGTCTCAGTTCTCAAGGGGGACATTCCTGACCTTTTGAAGGTCGATCCGAAGATGATTGAGACGAAGGGTATCTTGAACGAGCAAGAACGCATTGTCAAGTATCTGGAAGACTCCAAGAAGCAACTGGCGGAGCGCAACTTCAACCTGCGTCTGGCCATCGACTTCCAGAAGACACAATTGGGGATTTGATCATGCCAAGTCTGGACCAATTGAAAGCCCTCAAGGGCAAACGCAAGACCTTCAAGCAACAACCGCCGCTCCTCATCATCCCGGAGTCAGCTTGGGGCGAGACCACGTATGTCAATGATCGTCGCTACTACCACTGCCCGGACGGCGTCAAGCGCCCATCGGTCACAACGTTCCTTGGATACTTCGAGGACGACTCATGGAGAGCCAAGTGGGTGGCCGGTCTTGAAGGCGGAGAGGCAGAAGCCCAAGCCATTTCCGAACGGGCCTGTCATCGTGGTGAGTTGGTACACAAATGTCTGGAGTTGTATGTGACCAACGATCCGAACTGGAATGAGATGGATGCGAATCAATATCGATTCATGTTCAACCAGATTCGCCGGGTGATTGATCGCAAGCTGGACGCTGTATGCTACTCAGAGCACGCCCTGTACTCAGCTGAACTGGGTCTCGCCGGTCGTGTCGACTTGTGTGGTATCTGGAACGGCGAACTTGCCATCATCGACTTCAAGAACAAGAACCGCCTCAGCAAGCGGGAGGACATTGAGGACTACTTCATCCAGTGTACCATCTACGCCATCATGCACAAGTGTATGTATGGAGTTCTGCCGAAGAAGATTGTGGTGCTGTTGGCAGTAGAAGACCATGTACATCGTGAATGTCAAGTCGTTGTGGAGAACACGATTGACTGGGTACCAAAGGTGATGGAAATGGCTCGCAAGTTCAAGGCCGAAGGCGGCTTCAAGGACTGATAGAAAAAAGGCTGTGGGATTCCCACAGCCTTTTGTTATACTGAACCGTAATCGTCCGGGTAGGACAGGATGGTTTTCTCATCCAGCTTGACTTGCATGGATAGGTCATTACAAACTATCGTCAATGTACCGATGATGTCATGTACCTCGCCACCGGAGTCCAGTTCAACTTGATCCAGAGCCAGAGGGTAGCACTCTTTGTACACGACTTGGGTGCCTTGTGGATTGCCTTGGTTGTCGAGCAGAGTCACAGTGATGTCACTCACCTCTGGGGCGTTGTTGGCTACGTTGGAGCGCATCCAGCGATAGGCTTGGAAGTAGTTGTGATACTTCGAGTCCACCAGGAATTGGAGAGTGATGTTCTCGATGTTGATTGCGTCGCCGGGGATTGTGACCATGTTGTCCCCACGGTGTATGATACTGTCGCTACCAATGGAGAGACCGGGCATCACGAAATTGTGCAACCTCAACTCCACACCTGGTAGGTTGTTGATGACGGCGAACCATCTGTTTGACTGGGCGTTATCGTAATTTACATATCCGGCCATGATATATGAGTCCTTGAGTATGAATATTGTACTTAGTCATGCCCTGCTTTACCGGCGTCCACGTATGGCGCTATAATCCGGGTTCTGGCTCTGGCGGTGCAATGCCGCCCTGTAGGTCTGAGTCAGCCATTCCCATAAATCCAAATTGACCAACCCATGAACAGGAGAAAGTATGGCCAATGAAAACCTGTTGTACTCGGATGTCTTCAAACGAGGCAACAAAGTGTATGTACGAGCAATCGACCAGGTAACTGGTGAACGTGTGCGATTCCAAGAGGAGTTCAAACCGTTCCTGTACATGAAGACCAACAATGTCGCTGCGGCGGTCGCCCGGAGTCTGAGGGATGAACCCTTAGAGCGTATGGACTTCGACACCATTAACGAGTTTGAAGACTTCCAGGAGCGCTACAAGGACACTGAGGGCTTCAAGATGTACGGTTGTCGCGATGTGGCGTATCAATACATCGCCAACAACTACCCAGGCAAGATCAAGCACGTGTTCAAGCATGTCCGTGGGGCTATCCTGGACATTGAAGTTGAATCCGGCGACATCGAAGTGGACGCCAGCGGCAAGATCGTGAATATGACTCGTGGGCCTTTCCCGGAGCCTGAAGATGCGAATTACCCTGTGACCGCCGTGACTGTGTACGACACGAAAACGAAGGCGTTCATCACACTGGGTCTGGAAGTCTTCAAGGGTGTCCGACTCGGCACATATGTCCACGACAAGACCCAACCCAAGACCGGGGGGCTGAAGGTGGTGTACAAGGGCTTTGATGATGAGCGTGCGCTCTTGATCGCCCTCGTGAATCTGATGTCTGGTATCGAGCCTGACTTCATTTCCGGCTGGAACAGCGACACCTTTGACGTGGTGTACATCATCAACCGTGTGAAGAAAATCCTGGGTGACGATTGGGCCAAGAAGTTCAGCCCATGGAACATCATCCGCCAACGCACCTTCACCGGCTCCTTCGGTAAAGACACCGTGGAGTATGAAATCTATGGTGTGACCCTGCTGGACTTCAAGGCTCTGGTTGAGAAGCACGGCTATGTCGAGTTGGAGAACAAGAAGCTGAACACGGCGGCGAAGCACTACCTCAACGAGGAAAAGCTGAACTATGATGAGGCCAAGTCCCTCACCACCCTGTACTTCACCAACTACCAGAAGTACATCCAATACAACATCCAAGACGTGAATCTGGTCGTGCGTATGGAGGCGGTCAACAAGTTCTTCGAGCTGGTGTATGTTCTGGCGTACCTGTGCCACTGCAACCCTCAAGACACCATGGGTACGGTTCAACCGTGGTCGGCTATGCTGTATGCGAAGCTGCACGCACGGGGCCAGGAACCTGAGCTGAAGTCCCCATACCAGGGTGATACTCAGTATCTGGGCGCGTTTGTCCAGGAACCGAAGCCGGGACGCTACAAGTGGGGTGTGTCGATTGATGCGAATGCTCTGTATCCGCATATGGCGATGCAATTCAACATGGGTCCAGAAACGATCCTGTCTGATCGTGAAGCCTATGATGTCCGTATGGCGCTCGTGAAGGAGTTGGACCAAGAGCTACCTACACCATACATTCGTCAACTGAAGGAACACATCCGCCAGGGTGCTCTGATCAATGAGTTCTACTGGGAAGAGGCGTATGAGTTCAAGACCCTGAAGAAGCTGGGCCTGACCATGACTCCAAACTGTGCTTTCTTCCGCCTCGATAAGCAATCCATTCTGTCTGAGACGTTCGAGGAGCTGTATGCTGAGCGTAAGGTCGTGAAGAAGGAAATGCTGAAGCACGAGCAAGAGCTGGTTGACTTGAAGGGTCTGGATGCGTATGAGGAGGCTGCAGTTGAGATTCTGGAAGGTCTGATCGCCTCCAAGCACAACGTTCAGTGGGGCATCAAGATTGTGGCGAACGGCGGCTATGGCGCGATTGCGAACCGCTGGCTGCGCGAATACTTCGACATTCGCATCGCTGAGGGCATCACCTCTGGCGGTCAAGTCGGTCTCCGCTATACCATGAAGAAGATGAATGACTACTTCAATGCGAAGCTGGGTACAACTGGTGAGAACTTCATCATCACCGGCGACACCGACTCCATCTACATGTGCCTGGATCCATACATCAGCAAGGTCTGTGCTGGTATGACCGATGTCGAGACCATCGACTTCATGGACAAGATGTTTACTGAGGAGATTGAACCGAAGCTGCTGGAGTGGGCGAAGGAACTGTCGAATGCTCTGAACTGCTACGCTCCGAAGCTGGTGTTCAAACGCGAGACCCTGTTCAATGTGGGCATCTTCACCGCCAAGAAGCGCTATGCCCTGATGGTGGCTGACTCTGAGGGAGTGCGTTACAAGGAGCCGAAGCTGAAGTATGTGGGTCTGGAGGCGAAGAAGTCTGACTATCCAGCATTCTGCCGCAACTGGCTGAAGGAGTGCTACAAGCTGGCTCTGACTCAACCTGAGAGCGCTATCCATGAGAAGGTCCAGGCCGTCAAGGCAGAGTTCATGTCCTTCCCGGTTCACCAGATCGCGGCTCCCCGGTCGATCAACAACCTGGAGAAGTACCTGGATGACCCAATCAAGGGCACCTGGCTTCCGAAGTGTCCGCCTCAACTCAAGGCTGCGATCAACCACAACCGCATCATCTATGCAAAGAAGCTGGATGAGAAGCTGATCGTCAGTGGCGACAAAATCCTGATGGTTCCCCTGAAGAAGGGAGCGCCGCACGGCATGGAGGTCTTTGGCTTCCCTGAGTTCCTGAGTCCTGAGTTCGGGATGGACCAGTGGGTGGATAAGTCGGCATCGTTCAATAAGTATTTTGTCGATCCACTGAACAACTTCTTGGTGGCGATTAAATGGAGTCATGAACCTCAGGCATCAGTGATGAACTTCTTCGTGTAAAGGACACAATGTTCAATCTCAAATTCAAGAAAGGGGGCGCTAAACAGCGCCTCCACTACCAACAGGACATGTTCGACTACTACAACGAACTGGCCCAACAATTCGACTTGATCCCAAGTCGCCAAGAGCTGAAAGAGGCTGTTGATGGGATGGTGTATCTGGTGGACAATGCAGTGACCAAGTTGTTGTTCTCCGGTAGCTCCATCAACAACTACCATCACAAAGAGGACGACATGATGCTGTCCATGACTATCATGGCAACTCTGACGAAGCGGCGCTATGTCGACATGGCTGACTTCAAGTCGTTCCTCCGGGAGATTGTTGGTCAAATCAATGAGTACAAGATCAGATACGTCAAGCGCAGCCGCCACTTGACCATGACTGGTGTGACCTTCCTGGCCGCTACTCCCACAACGACCTTCATTGGCGACTTGTACTTCAGCTTTGGGGCGACTATGTTGTGTGTGAGTATTGCCCTGTCGTCGATGCTCCTTGGGAAGTATCTGGATCGAAAAGAAAGCGCTTTACTTTTGGAACATCTTCAGGTAAAGTCTATTCCATCCACAACTAACTGACCTCAGACCATGAAACAAGCACACTACGCGAATCTCACCAACGCCAATGTGTTCCAGGCCCAAAACAACTTCCTGGAAACATTTGGTGAAGATACTCCAACCCGTTTGACCGTCATCATCGGCGGTGGTCTCGCCGTCTTGGGAGGCTACCTGTTCCTGGTGATGTTGTTAGGCCAACAAGTTGTGAAAGGTGGTGTGTGATGCACGGCGGTCTCTTACTCCTGATCGCGGCCGCATTGTTGATGGCCGGTGTGCCCCTCTCCAAAGTCGTTGGGGGATTCATCAAGTTTGCGTTCGTGGTTGTATTGTTGATCGCAGCCCTGATCGCCTTCGCCATGTTCGCATTTGCTGGTGTGAATGGTCCTGTAGTCTGGTGATAGTACAGACAAGAAAAAGCCCCTGGATTTCTCCAGGGGCTTTTTGCATTGAAGAAGGCCGAAGCCTTCATTCAATCTTAGCCGTTCACGCCGAGTACCGCGAATTTTCTGAAATATCCGTTCTCGCCTTGACCCAGACCCTTGCCGGTGGCAACGGTGCCGTCAGCAGCTTGAGCGTAGAATGGGTTGGCCACAACGCCGTAACGGGTCTTGAACGCGATACGAGGTTGGAAGGAATCTTCACCCACAGTGCGGTACATTTCCAGAGGAGTGTACGGTGCGAAGAAGATACCAGCGTCAATCTCAGTTGCGCCCTTGAATGCTACAGTGATGTAGTCGAAACCAGCATACGGGTCGATGTAGACGCGCATACCGTTGGCCAGCACACCAGCGAAGGTTTGACCGGTTGGGTCAACTTCCAGGCCAGCGTTAGCAGCCAGTGCAGGGGTGAAGTCCAGCATACCGGACATCGCCAGAGCCGAAGCCACGTTAGGCGAGCACAGGAGGCGGTTAGCCTTGCCGCGACGGGTGTCCAGTGCCACTGCGTTCGCTTCTTTCTCGATGCGGAACATCAGGGACTTCAGACGCTCCAGCAGCCAGCGGCCATCGGAGTCAGCAGCCAGGTTGAACACGCCTGGAACAGAGGTGCCAGCGGCACAGCCCAGTTTACCAGCCAGGTTCATCGTGCGGATGAACTCACGGTTCATTTCGGACTGGATCTCAGTCACCAGCATGTCGGACAGGATAGCATCCACGTCTTCACCGTGAACTGCTTGCATGTCCTGACGCAGCTCGTGGCTGTAGTCAGCATACAGGCCACGACCAACAGCGGTCACGCTCTGCTTCTCGATGGACACACCCATCTTGCCCCATGCAGTACCACCTTGTGAGCCCAGGGTTTCCAGAGCAGAAGTGGCCATACCCTTGCCGAAGGCTGGGTTGGCAGCAGGAGTGTCTTTACCAGTTGCGGAGGTTGGAGCAGCAGCATTCCACAGGAACTGTGGGAAACCAGCAGGATCGCCAGCGTCAGCAGTGCCGTTACCGGAGAAGCCAGACTGAATGCTCTGGTAGAAGGCTTCAGCGTTGGTGTTCGCTGGGCCGTTGTATCGGGCGCGCATTGCGAAGATCAGACCATCAGGGGTGCTCAGCGGCTGGGTGCCGAAGAAGTCCATGGCGATCAGGTTCGGCACGGTACGCTTCACCATCTTGATCAGCACTGGGGACCAGGTAGCAACAGCAGCGCCGGTAGCGTTACCAGGAGCAGCGGCCTCGATCAGGGCTTGGTTGGATTTGATCCAGTTTTCCTGATTTTCCATCAGGCGGGTGACGATGTCGCCTTTCGACAGGGCTTTGGTCTTGTCGTCGGTGGCTTTGGCCTCCAGTACAGGAGCCCACTTTTTACGCATTTGTTCGGTGACCAGTTGAGTCATCTTAACTTCCTCTCAAAATAGGATGAATTTGTTGAATCTTGCAGGGAGGTTGACTTTTGTCTTCTCTCCCTGCTAACGATTTACTTAGTGGGTTGAAATTGATTAACCGCGCAGGGACTTCATGGTCAGAGCCACGATGTCCAGGGTGGATTCAGTCACAGATTTTGGTTCTTGCGACTTGTCGCCTTTGCCATCATCGTTCACAACGGTGTCAACGCCAGCATCTTCCTTCAGCTTGCGTTTTGCTTCTTCCAGCTTGGCCTTGTCTTCGTCCGTCATGTCTTCCGACTCAACGCAGAAGTAGGAGCCCACAGAGGCGTTTTCGCTGTTGGCGCCAGCATCCAGAGCAGGAACAGTCGGGCTGTTCTTGTCACCGTCATTTTCCAGCAGCTTGCCGTCAGCGTTCAGGGTGCCGATAGCAGCCTTGTCTTGTTCGCCAGGACCAGCATCGGAAGAACCAGCAACGCCAGGCTTGTCGCCATCCTTGTTCTCATCAGCCAGGTCTTCCTTCAGCTTGATCTTCGCGCCGAATGCTTCAGCCAGGGTCAGAACAGAGCGTGCGAATTGCTTGGCATCTTTGAAGGTGACGTTCTCAGCCAGCTTCGTCACGCGGTCAGCAGACACACGGGTCATCTTGGCAGTCGCTTCGCGGAGGATGTCACGCTTGGTGAACTCCACGACTTGACGCTTGGACTCTTCCAGCTCAGCCTTCAGGTCTTCGATGGACTCTTTCAGGCCGTCGATTTCATCTTGAGCTTCCTTCAGTGCGCCGTCTTTGTCGGCTTCAGGAGCTTCGATGCCTTCAGCTTCCAGGGCTTCCTTGATGCTACGCAGCACCTTCTCAGCCATCGAGACTTTCACGGAGCCAGCCAGAGCAGAGGCGTTCTTTTCGGTCCATTCTTTGATGGCTGTGTCCAGGAACTTGTCGAGGTCTTCTTCAGATTCCTTGATCCAGTCTTCCTTGGCCTTATCCAGGTTAGCTTCAGCAGCTTCTTGGATACGCTTCACTTCCTTGGCAACGCGGTCTTCAACAGCCTCATTCACGGAGGCACTGAACAGCACTGAAGCCTTAGCACCGAACTCAGCTGGGATGCCAGCCTGTTCCATCAGTTGTTTGATTTTATCCATTTGGATGGGATTCCTTATTTGTTGAATTGGTAACAAAACTACTTAGGCATCAATTTGCCAAGATCAAGCCACCCTCAGACTTGCGGAAGGTCTTGAACATTTCGTCCAGTGCTTCGATCAGGCGGTCAGGCTTCGAGCCTGGTTGTGTCTTGGCCATCTCATGAATCCAGACACCATTCTTTTGAACCCATGACACAGACTCATTCACAGAGTTCACGTAGCAGGTCTGGCCAGATGGGAGGTCAACAGCATCAATGGCGTTCAGGAGGAAACTGATGACATCAGATGTTCCGTCACGATTCTCATTGACATCACCAAGACCACGGCTGGACACGCCAAGTTTGAATTCAGCATCCAGGAGGGCTTTGATGATCTCGCCGTCCGGGGTGTTCAACACCAGCGCTTTACCAATCACCTCATCGCCTTTCCAATCCAGGGATTGGGTCATGATCGCCGCTTTGCGAGGATCAGGGAATGGGTAATCAGGGTGGTTGAGTTCACCAAGGGCACGACGTTCACTGATGTACTCTTGAATGTATTGGTCAACAGCAGACTCCATAACCGGGCGGCTGTAGCGGCGGCGGTTGCGGTTGTAGCGTTCGGCCAGTAGGAACGGGCCTTCCAGATACAGCTTCTTGCCTGTAGCAGTCTGCTCCGTCAACACCTCCAGCATCGGGGCTGAGGTCTCGCGTAGCATCTTCATTGTGACATACCTCTCTCAGGTCAACGGCTAGGCCGTTACTCAGCGTTCGCGCCGGTCAGGGCGGTCTTGCCGTATTTCTGCTTGGCAATCGCCAGGACTTCATCGCGCTTCTGGTTCAACAGAGCTTCAATGTTCACCTTGGCAGTCGCTTCGTTGCCTTCCAGGATCGTTTCGATCAGTTCATCTTTGTCCATTACTGGTCTCCAGTTTGATTGTACAACGTACTTAGTTGATAAAAATTGAGTGGTTCTCTGAGCCAGCAGAACCACCCTAGATTCACTTCTTGGTGCCGCCTGAGGGTTTCTCAGGTTGAATGGCTCCGGTGCCTGAGGAAGGGCTTTCTGGTGACTTCCCGGCTGACTTCGCAGCAGGCTTAGCAGGCTTCGCTGCGCCACCTCCCTTAGCAAACGGGTTGTCTCCACCACCATCATCGTCAGCAGGCTCAAGCCCGTTGAAGGCTGACAAGCGTGGATCGACTGAGTTCATGGCTTCTTGCTCTGTCACCTTGTTGTCGAGGTCGGCTTGATTTTCAGTTTCCATGAGTTCATCCTGGTGGGTGATCTCTTCATCAGACTGCTTCAGGATTTCACGGCGCACCCAATCGCGGGAGAAATACTTGCCAACAAAGGCATCGGCTTGAGCAAGCGCACCAAGGCGGTTGATCATTTCCTGGCTTTCCTGCTGGTTCTTGACGTATGAGTCAGAAGCGTAGTCAAACCGGATTTTTGAAGCCATTTCGTCCCACTCATTGGCCTTGCAAATGCCCTTCAGATCCAATTGAATCCGCAAGAGGTCTTTGAACAGGCCGGAATAGCGACGGCGCAGGCGTTGGACAAACTTGTTGAACTTCCATTCGTCACGAGTGATCTCAGCGCCGCTACCACCCAGGATCAGACTAGCGCCACCATCATCCTCCAGACGGTTCATCGGCACGTTCAGTGCACGGAACAGCAATTTCTGGAAGTACATGATGTCATCAATCTCTCCGAGGTGTTGCCCACCTTCCAGCTGGACAATCTCAGTACCACGCCCACCTTCGCGGCGAGGCAACCAGAAGTCCTCAAGCATTGTCTGCTGGTAGGAGTTCCCGGAGACCTTACCAGACACAGGGTCATAGTTGACCTTGGTGCGGTGACGGTTCATGTACTCGGTGACGTACTCAGCAGCTGCTTTCTTCGGCAGAGAACCAACGTCAATGTAGAACGCACGGCGCTCCGGGGCGCGGGTGATACGATAGATCACCAATGCGTCACGCATCATGCGCAGGTTGTTGAGGGGCTTGCGAGCCTTCTCCAGGTTACTGAAGACCAGGTTGCCTTCTGGAGACATCAAGCCTGAGTGCACAAAGGACACAGCGTCAGTCGGAATCTTCAGGACTTGTTGGGCTCCGATGCGACCAGTCAAGGAGTGAGGGGCGATACCGCCTGGGATACCCAGGGCAGCGTTACCAGTCATGTCCACTACCCAAGCAGGGTTGTACAGATAGTATTCATCGACCTTGTCAACCACTTCGATTCGGGACTCAGGGTCAGTCCTGCGAGTCACTTCCTTGATCTTCTTCATGGCTCGTGGATCGAGCTGGATCAGAGCTTGGATGCCGTCTTTCTTGTTGACATCGTCAACCACCACTTGGTAGTATTGTCGACCGTCCACATACCATGACTTGGCCTTCTCATAGGCAGTCTCCTCCATTTCCAGGAGGTCGAGGATGATTTGGAATTCCTCAATGATGGCGTTCTTTGTGGACTCAGACAACCCATCTACGTCATCCAGGTTCAGGGAGATACATGGTTCATCCTCGTCAGTGGTGATCATGGCGTTGATGATGTCATCGATTGCCATGTCAACATCCAAGTCAACCGCCATCGCCCGGTACTCATTGATGAGGGCTGCTGAGGATTGGAAGGATGCTTCGATAGCCAGTGTCGGGCTGTGATACAGGCTATCATCAATGATCTGTGCGCCGCTGTCAGGTTCCAATACCTGAAGGGCTTGTTTTTGGATTCGCAACTCTTGGGCATCTTCTGATTGGGGCTTGACCCAGCCTGGATTGAAGAGTTGGGCGAATCGGCCACCGAACATGCCGGTGTTGCTACCGAAAGTGAATGCCATCAGGCGCTCCTTGTTGAATGTATATGGTACTTATACATACTCAAAGAAAAAGCCCCTGGGTGATCCAGGGGCTTTCA